GACCTTATCAGCCAATCCTGTCTCGAACCCATCGAGCTTCTCACGGAACTGAGTAACCAGCCCCGCCAGCTCTTCGCCCGCCCGCACCTGATCCTTCTGATCCTGTAGCACCGAAGGTTGTTCTTTCTCTTTATCTGCCACTGGAAGCCTCCTATACCTTGCTGAGAGTCTGACGAAGCTCTGAGATCACCCTTGAGTGCGTTAGCGGGTCAAGGATGCGTCTTGGTTGCGGGTCTTCTTGCGAAGTGCCCTCAGGCGGGTTCGCAGGATCGAAGAGTGCAGTGAACGTATTGAGCCTTTCGAGTAGCTCTCTGACTTGTGTTGAATTCTTGACGACTAGGATACCTACATCTTCACCTAGCGTCGTGCTGTCATCGGTTGCCGCCCTTGTGGCGGTGATCATTTCGCGGATGTCTTGCACGTTCCCCCCACGGAGAGCCATTTGCAAGATGCCCATTTGCGCTCTTACGTTTTCGATGTTCGCCTCTGGATTCGCTGCAAAGTTGGTCATCAGGATGGCAACCTCGAAGCTCTTGACCTCCTTGTAATGGGTGATCCCAGCGCTATCTTTCTTCTCTTGTATCGGGTCGAATCCATGTGACATCTGTGAGTAGTATCCCGCTGCCGGATTCTCGCCAGTAGGATCAGGCAAGCCAGCATAGACTTCGGCTGCATCCCGAGAGCTGTTGATGTTGAGATAGCCATCGATTAACAAACCTGTGTCGTCTTCCTCTGCCCTAGCGATACCTACACCGTGCCAAGGCATGTGAAAGAACGTGATCGGTAGCTTTCCATCCTGAGCCTTGAGAGTTCGCTTGAATGCGCCCGCATCAAATATCGTTCCGTAGGAATCCACTACACCGAACACGGAGGCGTGACCAGTAAAACGGCCTTCTTTCCCTCCGGCCCCAAGCTCGCGGACCTCTAGCGGGACTGCCATGTACCGCATGGTTCACCTCCGTTCATGTTTGATCTACTTCGCCAGTTTCGTATAGCTCCTGACATCGACAATTGATTGTTTCCGCTTGTGCCCCGGAAGGATCACCCGGATACATAAGCCCGTTCGGATATGCCTCGTTGATAGCGTAGATTGTCCCATCGTCGAGCGGCGAGTGTTCGTCTCGCACTTGCCCGTCTCTGCTGGACAGCCATCGCTTGCCTATCACTACACCCGTCTGGATAGCTGCCTCGTGAGAAGCGAACCCGCTCGCGCTATGGATCTCTGTCCTGCTGATCGTCATCGCTCGGCTGTTGTCAAACGGCAGCTCGGGATCTTTCCCAGCCCATCGTTTGTAGACATCGCGCATCCTTCGTGCTGTCTCTGCTGCGCTCAGTGTCTCGGCTATTGCTGTATCGGCTACACGCTGCAGCAAGGTGACTGTCCGCGCCTGGATCCGCGCAACCTGCGTCCCTACTTGCTCGTTGATGAATGCGTCAACCGCTCCGCTGTACGGATCGAACCTGACACCACGCGCTCGCGCTCCGAGGATTTCGTCTGTCGTGTCTTTGCCAATACGATCGACGGCCACTCGCCACGATGCTTTCAAGACTGTGCGCCATGCTTCTGATTCACCGTCAACGATAGCAGCAAGGTTGGTACTCCCAGCAATCCATAGGCTCTCGACCAAGTTGCCCTCTTCCTCGAAGCGGCGAGCTACGTTCCGCCCCATCGCTTCCTCGTAGGCTTGCTTGACACGATCGCGGACCATCCAGCGAGCAGTGATCGCAGCCTCGTCTAGGTCGATAGCTCGCTTGCCGCCAATAGACCTGCCTGACTTCTCTCCATTCCCAAGAGGAAGCATTCCGGCTTGCATGAATCCGGTATCAGGGCAAGCCCATGACGGCAACCCGAGATCTAATGCTTGGTTTATCGCTCGGATGTTGATCCCCAGCTCCAAGTAGTATTTCGCAATCTTGGCATTCTGCCGTCGCATCTCTACCACGGGCGGCGACTGAGACATGTCGTGAACGAAGATGATGTCATCGCCGAAACGTGGAGCTAGTTGGATGTTGATCGCAGACAGAGCGGCCTTGGCATTCGGTACTGTCTCGTTTGTCCACAGGAAGACCTCAGCCATCTGCTGATTCTCAAACGTCGCATCGGAGACTCCAAGCAGAACAGGATGCACACCTAGTCCGATAGCGAGCTTCCTATCTGTGAGCTTGATCGATTCAGTGAAGTCCATCTCTGCCGGTGTGCCCATGAGTGACTGGAAGAAGACGCGGGTACGAGCGAGGAGCATCTTCCTGAAGTTCTTCGGCCCTCGTTTCGTTTTTGTGATCTGTTCCTTGATCTCTTTCGACTGCTTCTCTGAGAGATCCCCGGAGATGATTCCAGACGGTAGGACTGCGTTGTCGAATGAGAACTTCTGCGCGTCTTGAATCGAGTTGGCTGTGTCGACACGTCGGCTGGAAGGGCGCAGCGTAGCAATCCCCGTGTACTCATCAAGCGGGTCGTACTGAACGAAGTGAACAACCTCTGACGGCTCGTAGGTCAACGGAGCGTACTCGCCGCCCGGTCGATACTCGTAGACAAGTTCGGTGGTAGATTTCACTCGCGGCTTCACAAGGTCAGGACGTAGCGGCCAAACTTCAATCGTGCCGGTTCGTGCATCCACCTCGTTGATCTTCCAAACCGCATCACCTTTGAGATCACGAGCGAACGAAAGCCGGTACATGAGGTCGCGCCAACTGAGGCCAGGGTTCGGATGCTTTATGAAACGAGATGCTGGATGTGTTGCAGGGAGAGGGGTGAGAGATCCATCAGGGAGAATCCGCATTGCCTTGGCTGGGATAGAAGATTCAGCGTTTGCTCTGATCCTCAAGCATCGAGCGACGATCTCATTCGAGCGGAATGCTTCTCGGACGGCTCTCTCGTAATCCCAGTTAGACCAGAGAGTTTGACCAATAGAAGTGGTCCCCCAGTATGGAGGCGCGTCTCCGCGAATGCGTTGTACGATAGTGTTCCAGGTAGTTGTGACGAATCCGTCGCGTACACCATCGGCCAGGAATTCCCTTAGGTTCATAACCCTCCCGGTCGATCCGCGGAGCCGCCGCACTATACACGCGAGAGGGTAGGGTAGTCAACAAGGAGACGGGGAAGCCGTTAAGCTCCCCCGCACATCCACACAGAAAACTGGACCTGCCTAGTCTACTACTTCTTGCCTGACTTTTTCAAGATAGCCGGATCCACGCCCTTCGAATGGATCTCCTTGTACCGAATCAGCTCGCGGATGATTTCGTCGAACGACTGTCTGGAATACTGTTCTACTCTACGCAATCCGGCTGCGGTTGATTTGGATACCCAGATAGTTGTCTTGTCTGTTGCTGGTTTAGATCCTGGTCGTGCCATTCTGCCTCCTCAGTCAACTGAACATTCGCGTATCGCAGCAACGCACATTGCAGCCACTTGGATCAGCTCGTGTCTCCCGTCCATGTCGTGCTTAACACACTCCCAGAACTCGTCAAGCTCTTCCAGGATAACAGCATACGCCTCGTGCTGACTATGGAACGCGGGAAACTTCTCGCGGGCGTCCTTGATCTCTTGCTCAATCTCTTCATAGATCGCCATCGTTTACCTCCGAGAAGAGGTCGCCTTGTTCTGGCTTTGCCTCGTGCGCTTCGTGGATGTTCTGTAACGCTTGGTTGTAATAGCTCTCTTTCAGCTCGATCCCCACTCCACGACGCCCTGCAACAATCGCACCGTACACCTCAGATCCAACACCCATGAACGGAGTCAGCACATTCTCGCCAGGATTGCTCCACAGCACCATGCACCTGTCGATTACGTCAAGCTGCAGCGGGTGTACGTGCTTCTCATCCTCTTCATCTCTCGCCGCCTTGAACGGGAGCACGCGATTCAATCTTACGTCATCCCAGAATGCGCTTGCGTACTGTCGCCATATCCAATGCGAATAGCGGTTCTTGATCTGGCTTCCCTCATATCCGCGATACTTCAACAGATCGCCGGGGATCTCACGCGCGCCAGCGTAATCCAGCAACCCAACAGGATGCTCAATCGGGATGGTGTTTTCTCCACGCTTGCGGAATATAAGCAGGTAGTCAGCAGAAGCACACGAACATCGAGACGAATCATCAACGATTGTCTTGTGTGCTAGATTCTTTGCCATTGTCCGATTACGTACTCCGAGCGGTTCTTTCCATACGTGGTATCGACAGGCGTAATCCCATCCGAGTCTCCTGTGAAGGCGTATGATGTCTCCAGGGAAGTCGGTCAACGCATCGCATCCCGTGTTCCCCGTAGGAACGTCCGCGCAATGAACGGCGGTCATGCGCCCCGGCATTGTTAGGCGGGCAAGCTCTTTCACAACGAACTCGTAATGCGCAAAGAATCCG